CCTTTACGGTTGCGGCGTGTGCCGCGACCTCACATTTTATCAATGGAGGTTTAAAGCCATGACGCTCACTGTCACACAAGGTTGGGACTATCGTATGAACCGGTATATTTCCGGCGCCGAGCCCTGTAAAGGGCCCGACGAGTACTATACGAACTTCCAGTTGTGGCAAAAAGCCGTAGAGGATCAACCTGAGGCTCATCGGGATTTTCCCGACAAGCCGTACTGGCTACATCCAACACAGCAGATTAAGCAGTACACCGAAGAGCAGCGGTACGGGATTTATAAACACGGTCCCGTACTTTACCAAACCTGGTGGTGTAATGGGGTACCCCTGAAAAGGTACTCCACCACCTGGAATGGCGTCGCTCCAGGCACTAAGGAGTCTTATCCTACCACAACTAACTGGCAACTCGGAGTACGCCTCAAAATTAAAGATGAGGTCGTAAATCTGGGTGCCACGCTGGTTGAGTATCGCGAAACTGCGAACATGCTCCTACACTTTGCAAAAGGTGTAAAAGGGGCATGGGATATCTTTCACGGTCGCTTACCAAAGAACCGTAAAAGGTTAACTCCTTGTGACATAGCTGCGGCACAGCTGGGCTACTCCTACGGAGTGGCCCCACTGGCCTCTGACTTGTTCGATTCCGCGCTGGCTCTTACGAGCCGGCTCGATAAGCCGATTTACCGTAGGGTCGTATCCCGTGATGTTATATCCGGGAAAGTCGATGCTTACGATAAAAAGGGTAGCTGGCAGGTTAGTGATCGAGCTATATGTTATGTACAGCTCGACCCCAACCGAGTTAGTCTTTCACTCGGAAACCCTCTCGAAAACGCGTGGGAAGGTATTCCCTTCTCGTTCGTTGTAGATTGGGGTATTGGGGTCGGTGACTGGTTATCATCCCTCGACGCCCTTAAGGACGTCAAGAGTGTAATCGGCACCGTCACTAAGAAGCAACGGTACTTTCATCGCTACGACAAGCCCCTTGGGGCCGAGGACGAATGGATTACTTCAAAGCCATTTGTCCGCTACCGCTCTCACGAGCGGGCCGTAGTGAATTCGGTACCACTTCCTGGGCCACCTAGGTGGGATCCTAGCCGTTCGTGGAGAACAATCCAGAACGCTTTGTCCCTCCTTACGGTCGTTAACCAACGGTGCAAGTAATTGCACCTCCATGTGGGGAATCCCACAATGTTCGTTAATCTAACATAGGAGAAACGTCATGCCTAGTGCAGCGACTCTAGCCATCTATGATGGCCAGGCAACCCCCGTGTCGCACGACTTTGACCCCATTCCGGGGCGAGATGGATCTGTCTCGTGGTATAACCACGAAGCCAGTACCTCTGCCGGAGAAATGCGAGTTTTCGCTATCCTCGACAGGGCCAGCTCGGGTCGTACGACCAACCGGGTGAAAATCCAATTTCACATGCCGGTTGAACACACCGTGGACGGTGTGGTCAAGGTTGCCTACACTGCTCGCTTTTTCGGCGAGTTTATCCTTCCGGAAGAGCTTACCCCCCTCAGCGCGACGACTTTGCGGCGTATTGTAAAAACGCCCTGGCCGATACTGTGCTGAACGGGTACCTTTCGGATCTGGATCCGGCGTACTAAGGGCTCTCAAATGGAGCCGATTGTATGGAAGTTGATAGTGTACGGGGTAGCTGTTGCTGCCACGATAGTTACCGGGCTTTGGCTCGGCAACGACGCCATCAATGATCTGCCTAGTCCACCTATTGTGGACTATGGTCTGCCGTTCAGTGAGACTTATGTTCACTGGCGGTCGGTCATTGAGGAACACTATAACTACCTTTAACCATCGTTATGCGAGGTAAAACACCATGATGTCTAATATTAAAGTACTGCAAACAACCGGTTATGCGCATATGCGCCTTATCCGGGCTGTTAGCAATGACACCCATGTCTTCTGTTACCGCGGGTTACATTTAACCGTAGGACCAGATGATTGGGCGGACCTGAGCCCCCTCGATGAGGGAGAACTCAGAGCCTTTAACTATTGGGCATCCGTGGTGTTGAAAACTACCCCGCGAACCATTGGTTAAAGCCGTTAAACCAGAGATAGGAGAAAACCGCCATGATCCACAATTGTGTTGGGATCATCAGCCCTGAGCTTCAGCTCGAGCTGGAAACCTCACAGCGGCTGCTTGAGTCTATCGGAACCCCTCGCGCGATCACCGTATGGATGTTGGTGAGGCACGGGATGTGGCAGGAGCTCGTTGACTTGGAGTGCAACCCGTACGATTACCTGGACCATCAGCATTTCGCTGATGACTACCAGGCTACGGAATTGCTCAAAAAGTCACCGAACCTGCCTCTTGGGATCGATAGAAAGCAGGCCGCCCTCAACTCCTTTTGGGAGTCTGAGACCCGATGTGGCGAGACGAATAAGAGGATACTCGGCCTGAACGGCCGTTACCCTCCGAAGCTCGAAAGAGCCCGGCGTCTCATCAGGAAAGTCCTTGGTCCTCTTAACCGTGAGCGTCTCGATTACATCGAGGCGCATATGCGGTTTGGGCCAGGGGCCACTACGGGTGTGAAAGGCAGTGGTAGTGTACTGTCCGATAAATACGATGCAGAAATGCATCTTACCCAGAATCTGATTCCTTTTTACCGGGCTTTGCTCGGACACAACTGGTGGGACATACAGTCTCAACCAGAGGTGGTACTAGGTAATCGATTCACAACCGTTCCGAAGAACGCGAAGACTGACCGTGGTATCTGCATTGAACCCACGCTGAACATTTTTGGACAGCTTGGGATTGGTGCCGGTATACGGAAAGCACTTCTCCGTTTGGGAATCGATCTGACCTCGCAAGAAAGGAACCAGCGGCTTGCTGCCGCTGCATTCCAAGAATCGCTAGCAACTATAGATCTTTCTGCTGCTAGTGATAGCCTTGCTTGGTCAGTGGTCATGGACTTCATCCCTGGCGACTGGTTCGAGCTTCTGGATTTATTCAGGAGCCCGTTCTCGGAAGTCAATGGTGAAACCGTAGAGTTAGAGAAATTTAGCTCTATGGGCAATGGGTACACTTTCGAGTTGGAAACGCTGTTATTTGCAGCGCTTGCCTTCACGGTAGTGCCCATTGAAGACCACCACAAGGTCTCCGTATATGGGGACGATATTATCGTACCTTCATACGCGGCGGCTGACGTGATCGATGCTCTGGAGTTCTTGGGCTTTAGAGTGAACGAAAAGAAGAGCTTCCTGGCTGGAAGTTTCTTCGAATCATGTGGCACGGATTGGTTTTTAGGCCGAAACGTGCGTCCATTCTACCTGCGCAAGGAAAAGGACACTGGATGCCCTTATTCTGTGCAAATAGCCAACGCTGTGCGTCTTTATGCACACCGACGATGCGGCGGGGTTTGCTGCGATTCACGATTCCGTGACCTGTGGGTGTACCTCTATAAGAGGTCGCCACGGGCATGGCGTGGTTGCCGCGTACCCCCACACATGGGTGATGTTGGCTTTGTTTCTGACAAAGCTGATGTCAACCTCACGTGTGTCGGACGAACCGATCGCTTCTTTGGCTGGGAAGGATGGAGGGTCCGCTTTATGCATATGAGCCCTAAGAAACTTCGTAAGAAGTCCCTGGGCCGTATGCTAGCGGCACTCTCATGCCCGGCTCCAGAAATCGCCACGAGGGGCTTCGAGCCCCGACGCGGTTATCTGAATCAGCCGGTGTCCAAGTGGACCGTG